CAAGGCACGATAAGGGGGATAATGGAGGGCTTCAGGAGTTACTTTGTGTTGAAGAACAGAAGGGATAGTAGTAACAAGAGGAGTAACGACACGAGTAGCGAAGCGCATAGTGTCAAGCACCTTGCAAGCAGTGTATGGGTAAGCGCCATGCAGCAATTGAGCCTGGAAGAGTCGGGCTCTTGGTTCAATATCGCCACGTCCAGGTAGATCACCATGGCAGGCACCACTAGCACGAATGAGGACACCAAGGTTAAGCATGGGTTGCCATTGCCCATCTGTATCGAGTACGGGACTATGTTTGAGGAATTGGACTTCTTCAAAACATGTCAAAGGCTTGTCGCACCCAGTAAGAACATATCCAACACGGGCAGCAGCCTCAACGATACCGGGTCCAGTAATGTCATCGAGCAAACTAATGGAGTAGGCAATGAGGGTATTCGCAAATCCATTGATAGCCCCTGTAAGAGTAGTTCCACTCATCAAGAGTGGCTCAAAAGGCTTCAACTTCACATAATGCTCCCTATTTCCCCGCGAGGTTACCTTGATTTTTGTAGAACACTGCTTGATAAGGAGATCGAAATCATTGTGGCAATGGGGTGGCATGGCATTGCGCATAGCCTGAAAAAGTGCGCCAGTGTGGGATGAGTCACAAGATTTGATGTCGAGGTTGTACCATTCAACACAAGTGGATTTACGTACAGCAAGACAAGAATCGTCAGAGAAGTAAATAAAATAAAACCGACCAGGAGGGTCATGTAAAGTGCGAAAGATACGTGCAAGTTGAGTGGGGTCAGGCGATTTACAGAACTCGATAGTGCCACCATTGACATGAACGATAGAATCAAGCTGTGCCTGCTTAATAAAATTGCACAACCTGAATCCGACTAAAGAGGCAGGGGTCTTGAAGTCAAAGATACAACGGCCATACTTATTGGGTTTCATGTACTCATCTCTCTTAGCCTTGGCAGTGACATTCCCTTGCATCCAAGGGTCTTGTTCATCATAAGCAACACCTTTCTCAATCTGTTCATCATAAGCCCGAATGCGCAACTCACGTTTATTATGTGGATCGGCATGGTGCAGTTCAGCTTCATCAACAGAGTTGGTGAACTGCATCAGAACAGGCTTGTACAATTCGGCCAAATGGTCGATGAAGCGCTGATGATGACGTAGAAAAGAAATTTGCGCGTAACGAAGATACCAATGATACCCAGGCGTGTCAAGTTCTCGCTTACAAGTGAGCCGGCGCAAGGCCAAACGGAAATTCGAATCAGTGTCCGCAAGAATGACACCAGAATGGGATGCGCCAGGTCCAAACATAGAGCGATATGTACCATCGGCTTGCAAGTCCTCA